TCGAGGAACGGGGCACCGGCATTCAGGCGATCGAGACGCACGCTGCGCTGGTCGACGACAAGCTCTTCGTCGAACTCGCCTTCCATCCAGGTGACCCGGCGCCCGGTAGCACCGGTGGTCCAGACAACTTCGATCGTGTTGTCGCTTTCGTCAAAGGACGCAGCACGCAGCTCGGCGTCCCGATGCATCTTCGGAAGATGGATGACGCTAGACATCGGTGGTGTCTCCTGTTTGCGGCTGCGGCACAGGCCCGCTCTGCGGCCGGCGCGGATCCAGATCGAACATCAGATTCCGCAACCCATTGTCGTCGCAGAAGCGGAAGAAGGCATCAAAGTCGGTGACGACAGTCCGCCAGTCGCGGCCCCAGCCAGAAATAAACTCCTGCGGCGACATCCGTCCCGCCCGAACAGCCAGAATGTCTGCCTCCAGATCCTTCTTCGGATCGATTGGCTCGATCGCCGGCATGACATGCTTGACACGGTAGCCGTCCCGGCGCTGGCGGAGAATGCCTGACATGGTTGCCAGATCTTCGAACCTGCGATCGACACGGCGGCAGAACATCGGGACGATGTAGTGCCATTGCATCTGCTCGATGATCCGCCGAAACTCGATCTTGCCCGCGCGCAGAGACGAGTAATTCGCCTGGCGCAGATCACCGGTCAGCTGGTCGTAGGTGATGCCAGCACCAGCTGCCATTGCGAAGAGCCCCATCATCGAAGCGGTCTCGAACTGGGAGGTGCTCGATGGATTGGCGAAGACGATATCGGCGTCGCCGATATCCTGTATCTGACCCGGTCGGATTTCCGTCACCTTCTGGCCGGTCGTGGGATCGTTCTTGGCAGCCAGGGGGTTCAACCCGCCAGCCTGACGCTTGAGGAAACCTCCGAAGCTGGCTTGAGTGCGCTGTTGCACGATGACCGCTTCCATGAGGTCCGCGACCTCTTTTGCCGGCAGCAAGATCGGCGTGAAGATCGGAACGCCGCGCAACTGTCCCGCACGAAGAGGCCTGTAAAGGTGGCAGAGGTCCTGCCAATCGATCAGTGTCGAAGTCTCGATCTTGACCGCATCCTGATCCCCGGGATGCTGCGGATGCAGGTAAAGCCCGCGGCGCTGCCCCCAGTCGCCCAAGGCAACGCCGAGCCGGGTGCGCTCGTAAGTGCCACCACGCACGATACGGCTGTCGCGCGTCGTATCGATGTGGTCGCCTTCGAGCAGTTGAAGCCGAAACGGTACAACTCCGCGAACTTCATTGATCCCGGTGGCAAGATGACGAACGACACAGTCGCCGCCTTCTGCCATCGACCGAACAGCGAGCGCCTGCTGGCCGCCATAGTCCAGAACTTCCTCGATATCGGAATGCTGTTCCCATGCTTCGCGAGCGTCGCGATAGCGATTGTCGTCCCTGTCGGATCCGGTGTCAGGCACGGTCATGATCCCGGTCCCGACAGCGTGGGAGACCAGAACGTCGAGGATGCGCTGACCCGCCCAGTTGTCACGGACAAAGGCACGACTGCGATCGCGCAGCGCCTGCAGTGCCCCGCCGATTTCCGTCGTCGACGATGTTCCCCGCGCGCGCCAGTTGCTGTTGCGCCGCCCATTGCCAGCAGCGGCGTAATCACGCGCTGCGTCCAGCATCTGACGCGCATGCGCGCGCCGCAGTCCGGTTTCCGGGTTGAACCACGCAATCGCCGAATCGATGAAGTTCATCAGTAGTCGCTTTCGAAACGGGCAAACATGGCGCCACCGTCAGAAGGCGGCACTTCAAGTTCGGCCTTGATCACATCCCGCGCCCGAAGCATCTCGGCGACCGATTGATACTCGACCTCATGCGTCTGGAACCGCACACGCTTTGCACCGCTCGCGATGGCGCTGTTGATCGCATCAAGATCTGCCGAGGTGAAAGCCATGGTCAGCGGTCCCAGAAGGAAACGGTGCGATGCCAGCCATCGCCGTCATCCGTGATGTCTGGCTCAGCCTTCAAGGCTTCGACAGACCGTTCGATTTGCGTCTGTGCCTGGGCGACGATCGGCGCCGGCGCGAAGAGATCGGGGTTGAAAACCGTGTCCGGCACGCCGCGCATGGCGACCAGCCTTTGCCACTCGTCGGGCGTCATCCGCGACACGCCGAGATAATCGGCCAGAGCGTCGCCATAGACTTCGCAGTCGAGCAGGTGGTTCTCATAGCCGACGCGTGGGATCCACTTCTGCCGGCTGCGTCCCTTGAACTTTTCCGTGCCGAGATATTCGGCAGTGATCTGCTTGAAGTATTCCTCGTCGAGCCAGTCGGCGAAATGGCAGTAGCCCGGCGGGTCGTCTTCCTTGCCGGCCGCGCGGCCTTCCTTGCGCAGGTTGGCGTAGAACCCGCCCTTCAACGACCAGGTGCCCACACCCCACAGCATGATGCCGTTGCGGATGCGTTTGCCGTTCCAGTTGATGTCCATCGCCTTCGGCTGACCGAGCGGCGGGCGGGACCAGCCATCAAGACCATCGAGAGCAAAGACACCCGCCTTGCCCCGGCACCAGGTATAGACCACATGGCTCCGGTAACCGGAGTCGATCCCGAAGGCGTCGACGGCGCGCGTCCGTCCGAAACTATCGGGCCACTGTTTCTGTCGCAGCTCTTCGAGCTTCAGGAAAGCGCCGCCGTTCGGGTCGTCGGTCGCCCCCTCGATATAACCGGCATCGACACGGAAGCTGCGCCGGTCCGGTGCATAGGCCTTGAAGAGATACCAGATGCCCTTGAGTTGCACGTCAGCCGTGCCGACAAAAACGATACCCTGCGGCGGGATCACGCCGCGCTTGTAGTGCTCGCCCTTGGCCCGCTCCATCAGCCGGACATGGTCGGGCGCATCGCCCTTCATGTCGAAGGCAAGCCCCAGCGTCAGGTTGTAGAAGGCCTTCAGCTTCTGCGGGTCGCCATTGCAGGCGATGAAGCGCTCGGCGATCTTCTCCCATGGGACGAACGGCGAGGTCAGCGCATCGAAATGGTAGCTCGGATAGGCGCCCGGGCGCGGCTTTTCGGCCACCCATTCGCCCTTCCGCATCAACGACACCTTTTCGTGGCTGTCGATGATGGTCCCGCAGCACGGCGTCGCGTAATGCGGGTCGTGCGGAAACTCGTCGTTGAACTTGAAGTACTTCCGGTCGAAGACAAACTTGAACTTCTCGCCGCAGCCGGGGCACGGCATGTGCCAGTAACGCTGGTCGCCCGCCTCGAACTTCTCCTCGATCTTCGACGAGCCCTTGACGGTCGGCGTCGAGATATAGGCCCGGAACCAGTCGCCGCTCATCAGGAAGCTTTCCTGACGCGCCTCGATCATGGCGAAGGGATCGCCCTGCCCGTCGAGATCGTCGGGATACTCGTCGATCTCGTCGAGAAAGGCCTTGCGGATGGTCGACGAGCGGAGATCCGCAGCCGAATTCGCGATGGCCAGTTTCAGCGAGCCGCCGGCAAATCGCTTGGCCAGTGCCGTCGACCCCTCGCCCGATCGGCTCGCCTGGTCGCGCACCAGCTTTTTCAGCGCCGGCGACTGCTCGATCATCACCGAGAGCTTTTCCCGGTTGAACTCCGACAGGGCATTTGTGGTCGGCTGCACGATCATCATGCGGCACGGGTCCTGCGCGATCGAGAAGGCGACCGAGCAGAGCAGCAGTGTCGTGAAGCCGGTCTGTGCCGACTTGCGTACCGCCATCTCGTTATGGCCGCTTTCGACCATGCCCATGAGTAGCGGCTCACGAATGTACGGCGTCAGGCCGTCGTCCCAGGTATCGCCGCTGCGCGGCCCGTCCGGAACGACAACGTTCTTCCGGGCATACTCGACCGCGTCGACCTTTTCCGGCGGCATGATCGCCGCAGCCAGGGTGGCCGCGATGACCGCAACGGCGGAACGCTTCAGCGCCACCTTCATCAGTCGTCACCCTCGAAGTGGATGTCGATCTGGATGCCATCGGCCTCCGCATGGGCAGCTTCGCCGGAGATCTTCAGAAGATCCTCGGCGATCGCGCGCCGCAGCTCGGCCACCTTGCTGCGCAGAAGCCGGCGCAGTTGCGGCTCGCCCTTGCGGCTTGCCTCCATGATCTCGTCGACCCACTGCATCGGCTGGCCCAGATGGCGAACCACCTGGTCGGAAACCTTGATCAGCGCGCCCTCGATCCCGTGCTCGCCCTTGAGCGGCACGACTTGTCCGGTGCGCTCGGCAAAGTCCAAGGCCTTGAGCCGTGCCTCATATTTCGCACGCTCGGTCTGGGCATCACGAAGGCCGGGCTGCGTGATCTCTTCCAGAGTCTGCTGCCGAGGTGACTTCTCGGCGCGCGTCTCGCGCACCGTCGCCGCAGCCTGTTCCTTGAAGGCATCGCCCACCTGGCCGACGAGGCGGTCATAGGTGGCAAGCTCAACGAGCCGGTTTCGCCCCTCGGCGCGAACATTGAGCCGGCCCTCTTCGACAAGCCGGTTAACCCGCTTCGTCGCAGCCTGCTTGCTCACGCCCTTTCGCCGCGCGAGTTCAGCGATCGTCAGCCAGACGCCGCCGTCTGCCGCCCCGGTCTCAACCGCTGCCATGAATGATACTTGCCCTTGTCGTTCGGGGCTCGAAGTCAACCGCGACGTCTCGCAGTCAACCAAGTCAACCCGGTCAACCCAGTTTCAAAACCCGTTTCACTAGCGAAATCCCGGGGTCGCCCCGGCCCGCTGGCGGTGCCCCTCCGGGAAGGACCCAAAGGGGGGTGGGGGTGCGCCCTGCCTCACCGAGGCAGGAGGCGGTCGATCTCGTGCAGGACGCGCGGCGCGAGATGGTCCTCTATGATCTCTGCCAAAAGCTGCAGATATTCGTGCGGGTGGTTTGTGACATCGTTCGCCGGGTTTGGTCCGTACATCTCCCGAATGGGAAGCCTTGCCGAACCCATCCGCTTGAAAACCCCGGAATGCCCCGATTTCATCTTGGCTATGAATGCCTGCTTATATGTCCCGCGAGCGTCCAGAAATCGAACCGAGATACCGCCTGCTGCCGCGTCTACCTGAGGGTTCATCTTGTAAACAGGTATCCAGCCCGATTTCTCCACGATCTCAATCGTGTTGCCGCCAGCGTTGAAGTAGGCGACAGTCATCTCCCGAACGTATTTCTGCTGGATGTTCACGCGCTCGGCATTTCGCTTGATGAAGCGCGTTCGCGCCATGTCACGCATGCGGCGCATAGCTCTCGCCATCGCCTTTGCCTTGATCTCTCCGGGCAGATTGTTGATTGCCCGCCCGAGCTGTCGAAGCTCCGATGTATCGAATGTGATTTCGGCGGTCATACCCTTTAGACACACGAAAGCCCGGCTCATCACCGGGCTTCTCAGAGACCGCATCCTGCCCGCTGCAGGCTACTCTTTGGCGGAGGGACCAGATATCTCTGCTTTGCCAACCCCTGCGGTGTTTGGAAGTCATAGCTTTCGCACTGGCCTTGAGTCGATGTCCGATCTTCGGACCGTCAAGGCTGGGGCTGACCGGTGTACCACCTCGGGATTGCTCCCCGCGTTCTACGGCGTTCTCAGAGGCTCACTAGCAGGATCATCAGCGCGTCCAGTGGCGAAATGACTCTCACAGTTTTTCGATCAACGCAAGCGGCAAGGTGACAGGCGTCTGCGTGCCGAAGATCTCGACCGAGACAACGATCATGTCCGCCTTCTTGCCATCATTGGGGGTCAAGACTTCTGCCTGAAGGCCCTCAAAAGGCCCATCGACAATCCTCACCTTTTCGCCCCGGCCATACGTCGGCGCATTCGCTTTCCAGTCGTACTCACCGGCCATTGCCCGCTGATAGAATCTTTTGACTTCGGAATGGCTTATGCGCTTTGCTTCTTCTCCCGCGCGAAGGAATCCAAGCACCTTATCGACAGAGGAGATCGCCTGCATCGAGTAAACGTCCGGCATGAATCGAACCAGCACATAGCCGTGGATGACAGGCATCGGACGCCCCTCGATCTTGCGTCCGCGACGCTCCCAGGTCTTGCCTTTTCGCATCGGCACCAATGCCTCTATCGAGTAGGATTGCAGGTCCTTTTCCACAGCCTGCTCGCATCCAGTCATCACTCGGATAGCAAACCATGGGTCCGATTCGCCGGCAGACATGATCCGATGCAGATCACCTTCCCGATTCGCACGGCTGAAAAACGCCTGCTCGCACTTGGCCAATGCTCGCTCGGTGATCTCGATCACCTGCCCCTTGATGTCCCTATGCTGCATCATGTTGCCCCTCGTCGCTCTCTCTCGCCAGTGCCGCCCGGAAGTCATCCAGTCTGTCCGGCCCGCCCGCCGGGAAATAGCCGCCCCTTGCCGTCAGTGGCGGGAAGGGAAGGAAGTTGCGTTCGTACCAGCTGCGCCAGGCGCTCATCATCTCGCTGTCGAGAGGCACGAATTCCATCGCGTTCTTCAGCGCCTCGAAGCGCTGCGGCACGGTCACGTTCTGCCGGTCCTTCGCCGCCTCGTAGAGCCGCTTTGCGCCGGGATAGCCCTCGGTCATCCGCAGACGCCGCTCCTCGTCGCGCTCGAAGTTCGCCGGAAACACCGGCTTGCCGGTTTCGTCGAGGTCGATGCCACGATTGGCGAGATAGTCCCTGCCCCGCTGTGGGTTGGTGCGCGACAGCGCCTCAGCGCTCTTCAGGATCGTTTCGCGGTGATTGTCGGCCAGCCGGATCGGCGCCGGTCGTCCCAGCACCTCCGCCATGCATGCCGCCGCAAACACCGGCCCGAACACCGGCACGACGACGCGGTCCCCGGCAAGCCTCGGTGCCGCATCCTTCGGCAGCACCTGGACGCCCTCGAACTTGCGATCTCGCAGATAGACCCCCAGCGCCACAGGGCGAACGCCCGCCCGGCTGCAATGGTCGAGATAGGCGTCTCTCAGGCGCTCGGCCTCTGCCCTGTCGGCGTCCGAGAGCTTGGCGAACTGCTGCGCTGCCCACTGCGTCGAGGATCCGGCAGCTCCCGGCCAGCCCACGCCCGAGTAAGCCGGCTTGGCTCC